CGTATATTGATTCGTGGTCTTTCAAACGCTTTTCTAAACTTGAGAATGTGACCATGTCACCAGAAGCTCGATAGTTAGAAATGGCAGTTTTTACAACCTCATAACCACCAGCCTGATTAATAATTTCAACTGACTTCACCAGACGCTTGAGTTCAGAAAGGTCTACAAAATATTTTTCTCGGTCAGCCTTGCTAATCTCTACACTTTGACCACATTGGAACTCGAAACCTTCATTCCACTCAGTTGCATTAGAAGGGGCTGAATCAACGATTTCTTTCGCGTATTGCAGTCCTTTATCTCTAATCAATTTAGTTGCTTTCATGGCTGGCTCCTTTCTCATCAAGCTCTTTACGCGCCAACCACCACCAAACCACCGCACCGCTAATAGCTGCTGTAAAAAATGAAATGAGTAAACCCCACGCTAAAATCTCGAATTTATTCATACATTCGCTCCATCAATTAACTGCTGAATATTTCTAGGGATTGGCATACCTTCACGGCGGCACATCTCTGCGTATTCGTGTGGATTGTCGAAAGGATCTGGTCCTAATTCTTTTGCAAGTTCAGGCTCTTTTTCCTTAGCTTGAAGCTTTTTTACTGGTGCAGGTTTACGGCCATTAATCTTTAACCGTTCCATCAAAGATTTGAGATGCTTTTGTGCTTCATCATTTGAAACAGGCTTATGCACTTTTTGCTCATTTTTCTGAGCTAATAAAATTGGTTCTTGGTACCAAGCTTGGGTTTTTCCTTTCAGTTGTGCTTCAGCCCTGTATTCATCATAAATCTTGATAAATTCCATTTTGGCTTTGTACATTTCACCGTCTTGGATTAGTGAATAAACTTGGTCTAAAACAAATTTGGTCAAGGTGGTAATTTCTTGGTTCTGCTCTCTTCCGTCTGGCAATTTCACTTTTTTGTGTTGAGAGATCTGAGTGTATTCACAAGCCTTAACCCAAGCCTTCTCGGCGCTCCACCAATCGTCACCCATGCACATAGCACGGAATTCAGCGAAGTTAGGCATGTAGGTATTTGTACTTGCGTAAAATAGCGCTAAGCCTCTTTGAAGTTGGTTAGGTGTAACCCCAACCAATGCTTTAGCAAGCTGCTGTTCAACGATTTGCATTGGAACGGCATTTTTCCCTTCTACTGGAAAATTCTTATTGAACTGAACCGCGTATTTAGTTCTGTAAGCCGTAACCAGTTCTTTCAAAAAACTTTCAAATGGTGCTAATTCATTCATGATTAATAGCCTCCAAAATCATGTGACACTGGTGTAACGTCAATCACGTTTGAACGGTTGCTCTCAGCGTACATCTGAGTGAAATAACCCGGTTCTTCAGGAACGTTATGAGATTGTGAGTTTTCCTGAATTTGATTTTGGCGAGGTTCAAATACACCCTGATAATTTCCGATAATTGAGTTTTCCAGTGATTGGTTAGCCATAGGTCCAAAAGAGATAAGTTTTTTAAGGATTAGCTTTACTGCGTTTTCAGAGAGTGGTTTTTTGATGCTGACACGCATATCAACAAAATTGTTCCACAGCTCTGGATCTACACATGCTGGTAGTTCAACTGAACGTGGATTAAATTCACTTGGTTTTTCTGATTTAGGTTTTTCAGAAACTGACTCTCTTTTTTTATTTATTTTTTTATTACTTTGAGAGTTGTTTTTGATAGTGATACTTTGTGTGTTAAAAATTTTTACTAGTAGCGGTAAAAAATTTTTACTAGTGTAGTTAAAATTTTTAACTAGCAGTGGTAAAGAATTTTTACTAGTTTGGCCATAAATTTCAGGTAGTAAAAAATTTTTACTAGGGAATTTAAGCACTAAACCAACGCTAGTATCGTTACCTAATTTGAATGTATTTCCATGAATTGTGCTTGGTTGTTCCACGACTAAACCAACTTTAATTAATTCATTAAGGCATTTAACAACTGTCGGTCTACTCTTCCCTGTAATCTCTTCAAATTGAGTTAAAGAGATGGAATCCATCTCCTTATTCCAGCCACGAGTTTTACGGCAAATAACTAAATAAATTTTGCATGCAGCATCAGAGATTTTATTTAAAACCTCGTCAACAAATGCATTAGGCACTTGAAAGGAATTAGGCACAAAATTACTCATGTACACCGACCTTAGGCTTTACATACCCACCAAATTTTTGAACCAAGTCAGCATTAGCCAAACTATTAACGATCTGCCCTGCTAACCACTGATTAATGCGAAAACGCTGTGCCATAGTTTCTGAAAATTCTTCACGCGTTATTGCAGCATTATTTTCGTCATACCCTTTGTTGCGTAAATTTTGCTTTTTCACCTCAAATAGGTGGCCAAGTACTCGCAAAGCAGGCTCATAAAATGATTGAACTTGCTGCATTTGTTTATGATCAGGTTGGTTTTGGAATTTAGAATTCATGACACCTCCGCTAATGCTTGCTCAGCGCTTGTTAGTCGGCGTTTAGCGTTAAGTTCTGCAACTGTTGCGTGGCGAATCTGGCTTTTATGGATTGGTCCACAAGCACCAGAGGAGATAACCTTTACTCGGAACAAATCATTCGTGTACTTGTAGTCAATGATTTCAAGCAGGTAATCTTTGGAGCCTTGCGATGTAAGCACAACCACATCGCCTACTAAAAAATCTTGCGAGTTGAGTTCGGTTGGCTGTTCTGATAAATTATTTGTGTTCATTTGATTCACCTCAATTGAATGCCTATAAACCACTCTCTACCTGGATGGGGAGTGGTTTTTTATTTGAATAAAATCCGCATGTATTCAGGTGAAGTGAATGCATGTGCTAAATAAACTCGCGTTGCTTCTGCAATTTCAGGTGAGCAATACACATCACTTTCTTGCACAACCTTCAAACCAATGGCTGTCAACAAAAAGCTAATAAACTCAATCTCAGTCCATCCATTTGATTTCTTTTCTGTTTTCATCCGTGAAAGGATGCTTGCATCGACATTTATCATCTCTGCTACTTGTCTTTGATTGCTAGCGTTAAGTGCTTGCAATATGAGCGATTCGTTATTGCTAGCGCTTGCAGGCAATTCATTTAATACTTTGCTCATGGTTTAGTTCCTAAGCGGTTAATGATCCAAGGTTTTTGCTTTTTGTCGTCTGGGGACGAAGTTCAATCCAAATATCTTGATAGTTATCAGGGAAAAGCTCTTTTCGCGTTGTTAAACCAAGATCTTCAGCAATAACTGCTAGCCTGATTTTTCTATCAAGGGGGATAGCTTTCCATCCACTAACTGATGACGGAGCAATCCCCAGAAGTCTTGCTACCGCTGTGACACCACCTAGCTTGTCTATAAGTTGTGCGTCATTCATAACGTGCTCCTAATTTTTCTTTAATTATTAGGCATTCCTTATATTAAATCAATAGGAATACCTAATTTTATTTATGTTAGGATTTCCTAACATTGTGAGGATAGTTGTATGAATACTCTTGCTGAACGACTTAGGTATGCCATGGAAGTTTTGCCACCTAAAAAGATTAAAGGTGTTGAGCTTGCTCGTGCAGTAGGAGTTAAACCTCCTTCTGTGAGTGATTGGCTGTCTGGAAAATCCAAAACAATGGAAGGTGAAAATTTATTACGTGCCTCAAAATTTTTGAATGTTAATCCTTCATGGCTTGCATCTGGCACGGGAGAGATTCAATCAAGCACGAGAGATAAATTTAAACAACTGGATATCGAAGAGTTCAAAAAGAAATACAACATTAGTGATAGTGATGAAGCTCTTTTATTTTCAACAATTATCGAAAAACCGTTTATCCCATCATCTAAGCGTTGGGTTCCTGTTAAGGCTTACTCCAAGATGGGCATGGATGGCTATTTCACAGATATGGGTTATGAAGGCAATGCTGGAGATGGGTATGTTCCAACTCACTCAGCAGGACCAAGAGCCTATGGCATTAAAGGAACTGGCGACTCAATGTTTCCAGCAATTCGTAATGGCTGGTATGTTGTATGCGACCCTGATGCAGATCTTGTGCCGAATGAGTTTGTTCAAGTGTGCTTGAAGGATGGAAGATGCACAATTAAAGAATTTGTCGGCATCAATGGTGGGGTTTTAAGTTTGCTTTCTGTGAATGGTGGTGAGCGATTTTTCTTTGAAATGGATGAGGTAGAAAGCATTACAGCTATTACTGACATCGTACCACCAAGTCAGCACAGACAAGAACATCCTTATTCGCATTAATCACAGGAAGACTTATGGACAATTCAAAACGACCAATCAACCAGATTATTGCTCGCATCAATGATGCTGCGAAACATGGTGAAGCTTTGGTGCTAACAGCCGAAGAAGTGAAGATCCTCTCAAAGGACATTGGTGATAAAGTCTTTATTCCAGTCCTTACAAATGAACAAGTAGTGCAGTTGGTAAAATAAGGAAAGCTTGGACAGAAAATTAAATAATAAAAAAAGACCGATGATAAGTCGGTCTTTCCATCCAAGGTTAGGAAGGTCTTGGATTGACTAATGTTGGCAGCATTAGCTTTTGCGCCCACCAATATCACAAGATAATTGATAAATTGAGAATAACATATGTTTGGAGAAATTCATGTTGCTTGATAGAGTTTTGCAATTGGAGTTGATGAAAAAAATGGCTTCAACCTACCCTTTAGCTTATGATTTTTCACATGAAGTGTACCAACTTGAAGACGAATCTAGGAAGAAGGTATTTGCAAATTTATATTATCTACAATCCCATGAATTATTAGAGCCTAAAAGTATATTTCTTCAGCTTGGCTTTGGAGCAATACAAAACTCAACATTCACACTTGGGTATACTCGCTTAACCCAAAAGGGTGCAGATTTCATGGCTAATGATGGAGGTTTATCTGCAATATTTGGAGTGGTGACAATAAAATTCGAAGCAGACCAATTTAAAACTTTATTAGAATCAAAAATCATGGCAACCGATTTACCGCCTGCTGATAAGCGCAAATTGATTGATGGGCTTCGATCGCTTTCTGGCGAGAGTATAAAACACCTGACAACGAAAATTGTGGATTTGGGCTGGGATAATCTAGGGACACTAATTCGGATAATTCAAAGCAGCCTGGCTTAGCAATTTGCTTAAACTTTAGGAAACCAATTGGCTTAGTGTAATCACCAACTGGCACATAAAACTCATCACCATCAAATGGAAAATTTTCAAAGTAAATTTGAGTTGAGTTTTGGAAAAGTCTGTTTTCAATAATTACTATATTTTCTAATTTCATAAACTTACCTATCGTGACCCGACACGATCCTTTAAAAACATATCGGGAGGAGTATTTCACGTGAGTAAAATTGTAAATATTAATTCTGAACTAATTAATTTCTATATTGTCTTAAACGATCATGCTCTTGAAATTGATCTTAAAAACAGTGATAGGATCTGCTATACAATGATGGATAGGGATACGATAAATAAATTCATATCATCAACAGACAAAGACCAATTTTATCTTGATAACATTAAGTCAAATAGAAACTTCCGCTCAGAAATTACACTTAAGAAGCACGCTTAGGAGTTGGGTGGTGACCTGCTAGTTTTTCTAACTTTTCAATGGCATCTGAAAAGAACTCGCGTCTCCACTCTAAATCTAATTCACCAGCATATAGCGCTTCCAGCACAATCAGCTTTAGCTCGCCTTCTAAAATTATTGGAGATTCATCCCAAATATCTAGGCGTGCACAACAACTGTTTCTTTTATTC